TCTGAAAGAGCCGTAGATATTATGGGCGATGTTGAGATTGACGATTCTGCAATTCGTGTTGGCGGTGTAACTAGACAATTAAAATTAAAAAAATCAGGTTCAACAATAACGATGATGACTGCAAACCCAAGAGCAAAAATTGAATCTAAATCTTTCCATCTGATTGTTGTAGATGAGTGTCAAGAAGCAGATGACTTTGTAGTTTCTAAATCTATTTCTCCTATGCTTGCATATTATGCAGGAACTATGGTTAAAACAGGAACTCCTACTACAAGTAAAAATAACTTTTATAGATCTATTCAATTAAATCGAAGACGTCAAACTACCAAAGGTAATAGGCAAAACCATTTTCAATGGGACTGGAAAGATGTAGCAAAATTTAATCCAAACTACGAAAAGTTTATTCGTAAAGAGATGTTGCGTATTGGAGAAGAGTCTGATGAGTTTCAAATGTCGTATAACTGTAAGTGGCTATTAGAAAGAGGAATGTTTATTACCTCTTCAATTATGGATGATTTAGGCGACACATCTCAAGAACTTGTAAAAGTATGGCACAAGACTCCAGTTGTTGTTGGTATTGATCCTGCTCGTAAAACTGACAGCACAGTTGTTACGGTTGTTTGGGTTGATTGGGATCGTCCTGATGAGTTTGGTTATTTTGATCATAGAATCCTTAACTGGTTAGAAATGCAAGGAGACGATTGGGAAGAACAGTATTATCAAATAGTAAACTTCTTAAGTAACTACGATGTTCTTGCTGTTGGGGTAGATGCTAATGGTGTGGGCGATGCTGTTGCCCAACGTTTAAAACTTTTATTACCAAGAGCAGAGGTTATGTCTTTAACTTCTAGCCCATCTGAACAATCAAAACGATGGAAACACCTACAGGCATTAATTCAACGTAAGATGATTGCATGGCCTGCTCATGCAAAAACTAGGCGCTTACGTACATGGAAACGGTTTTATCAACAGATGGTTGATGCAGAGGTACAGTACAAAGGTCCAAACTTTCTTGTAGCAGCCCCCGATGAATCCTATGCACATGACGATTTTGTGGATTCTTTATCAATTGCTTGTTCTTTAACCCAAGACTTAGTAATGCCAGAGGTAGTAGCCTCTAGCAATCCTTTTTTCTAGTTAAACAACAATTTAGATCAAAAAGGGTGGAAACTATTACCAAGGAAAAGGCCTTTCCCACATTAATCCTTAAGGAGTCATAATGACAATATCACCAGCACCTCGCTTCCCAGAGCGTGCACCACAGGTCTATGAGCGCAAGGGTGCAGACAATGCAACTCGCCGTGGACCACTACGTTTTGAAGAGGGTGTCGCAACTGATACCGATATTCCAAACGATTTTCAATTAGGAATGCAACAAGGTTCAGCCGTCGCTGCAGGTCGTCCAAATCGTAATGCACCAGTTCATACAAAATCTGCTGCAGAAACACTTGCTGAACGTGCTCACGTAGGTTCTGCATCATGGACAGAAGCACCAACATTTCTTGGTGAGTTTGCTCATGGAACAATGAACGACTACTCAGCAGCACAGATTGAGACAGTTGCTCGTTCAGGTGGACGGACTCAACGTCAGTCCCCAACAGTCGTAAACGACTAAGTTACTTATTAACACCCAACTCCGTTCATACTATAGGGTATGAGCGGAGATTGGTCATCTACGGAGGAGACGTAAATGCGTAAGCCTGCTAACCCAAAACTGTATGCGATGTTTGTTGCTCAAGCACGAGCCAAATATTCTAATTATCCAAATCCTGGTGCATCAGCATGGGTAAGTAAAAAGTATCAACAAGCAGGCGGACAGTATGTCGAAACAACTGAAGCAAGTCGTCGAGCAAATATGGCTAAGAAAAAACAAGAAAACGCAAAAAATAAAGAACGTGAAAGTAAAAAAGACACAAAGAGTTCTAAAAAAGAAAAAGATAAAGGCAAGAAGTAATGTCATTTTTGGACTTTAGTCCGCCGTCATATAGAGCGGCATCATCTGATTTAACTATTTCTATTTCTCCACTTGGATTAGTAGAACTTGCTGACGAAGAATTTGAAGTTCACGGTCCTCGCCTAAACCGTTATTCACTAAATTGGGCAATGTATCTAGGTCACCATTGGGGGTATCGTCGTGAGCAAGGCGAAATGCAAATCGCTGTTAACTACTATAGGGCGTTTAATGATTATCTTTCCCGTTTTACTTTTGGTCGTGGGGTTCATTATAGGTCTCCGAAAGCGACTGAAGCGATTGTACCTGACAGGTTGGAACGGGTTTGGACGGTAGATAATGACAAGATGCGTGTCCTACTTGAAATGGGACAACAAGGCGGAATTACAGGAGATTGTTTTGTTAAGGTAGCATACGAAGAACCTTGGACAGACTCTGCAGGATTACTACATCCTGGTCGTGTTCGTATTCTTCCCATGAACTCCTCTTTTTGTTTTCCAGAATTTCATCCACACGACAGAACAAGATTATTAAGATTTAAACAAAAATATCGTTTCTGGGGTACATCTTTAGAAGGTACTCGTCAAGTATTTACTTACACCGAAATTCTTACTGACGATATTATTGAAGAGTATGTAAATGATGAACTAATTGATTCACGTCCAAATCCTTTGGGCGTAATTCCTGTAGTTCATATTCCTAATGTTCCTGTTTCAGGATCGCCGTGGGGTCTCTCGGACGCACACGACATCATCACTATAAACCGTGCATATAACGAAATTAGCACTGATGTTGCAGACATCATTAACTACCACGCATCGCCAGTAACGGTAATCGTGGGTGCTAAAGCCTCTAACTTAGAAAAAGGCGCTAAGAAGGTTTGGGGCGGTCTTCCAAAAGATGCTCAAGTCTTCAACTTAGAAGGTGGTGCACAAGGTATAGACGGAGCCTTAAAGTACCTAGAACTATTAAAGCGCTCAATGCATGAACTCATGAACATTCCAGAAACCGCACTGGGACAAGTTCAACCAATTTCAAATACTTCTGGCGTTGCTCTTTCTATTCAATACCAACCATTGATGAATCGTTACTCACAAAAAGTTGCACAATATGGTAAAGGTTTAGAAAAGATAAATGAATTAGTAATGAAGACTCTTGCAGTTAAAGAACCACAGACATTTATATACAATCCAGATGAAGATGGACCAATCAAAGAAGGTCAATATCCACAACTAGATCCTAACGATCCTGTTACCTATATTAACTATGCACAGTTTCCACAACCTCTACCTCTTGATAAACTAATTGTTCTTAATGAACTTCAAACTAAATTGGGTATGGGACTTGAGTCTAAAGAGGGTGCATTACGTCAACTTGGTGAAGAATTCCCTGAAGAGAAGTTGCAAGAAATTCGTAAAGAACTCATGGCCGATGCTGAGGCTGATGGTGCTCTACAACTTATAAAAATTCAAATTCAAAAACAGATTATGGACATGACTGGCATGATGCCAGGACCTGATGGAAACAGCGCTATTCCGATGCAGCCCACCGTTATAGGTGATGGAGACATGATGGGTGATGGAATGCAGGGCCCTCAAGACGCTGATAATCCTTTAAATCCAGCCAGTCAAGAAACAAAAGGTATGGAAGTTGAAGCAGAGGCTGAGATAAGAAACAAACTTGTCACTGACGCTTATGGAACAAAAATTCCACAAAGAAGAACAGTAGACAGGGATTAATTAAAATTCTGATGTAAAATCAGATTTTACCGAGACATATGCATTCTAATAGAATGCAATTATCTCGTTAAAAACCAGTGATACGCCGAAAGGCATTCGGACAACGACCCAAGAAAGATAAGTGATAACTATGGAAAATGCAGTAGAAACCGCTGATCTATTGTCACCAGAAATTCTGGCAGCAATACCAGCACAAGAAAATCCAAGTGAGGTAGGTTCTGTGTATAGCGCAGAAGACATTGCTAAGGCTCGTGAACAAGAGAAAGCAAAGTTATACCCTCAGATGGAAAAGATGAAAGAAGAACTGTCATCTTTAAAGAAGGCTCGTGAAGAACAAGCCGCTAAAGAAGCAGAGCGTGAACAACGTAACGCTGAAGAGTTAGTTCGCAAAGAAGCACAGAAGAAAGAAGAAGAGGAATCTGAACTTTCTTTTAAAGACCTCCTAAAAAAGAAGGAGCAAGAATTTCAGGCTCAACTAGAGGCTGAACGTCTTGAAAGAGAACGTGCCTTTGCTCTATTAGAACAGGAACGTAAGTTCCAAGAAGTTATGAATTATCGTCAACAAAGAGTTGAACAAGAGCGGGACAATATTGTTCCTGAATTGATTGACTTGATTGACGGCAACAGTGCGGATGAAGTAGAGCAGAGCATCGCAATGTTGAAAGAAAAATCTGCTCGAATTTTGTCATCTGCTCAACAAGCAATGCAAAGCGCAAGACAACAAATGGCAGGAACTAGAATTACTAATCCTGCCGCAGGACCCCTCGATAATGATTCGGAACAAAAATCGTACTCACCTGATTCGATCAGGGAAATGTCATTGGCGGATTATGCGAAACAAAGAGCCAAACTACTTGGCACAGCAGCCAGCAATCGTGGTCAGGGACTGTTCGGTTAATCCCAAACAACTACTAGGAAAGGACTTGACCTAAATGGCAAGTGCAATTACAGGTACAGGGCAACTCGCAGGAGCCCCAACCGCATACTCAGGCTCAAATACAAGCCTGAGCCAAGCAATTCAAACAATCTGGTCGAAAGAAATTTTGTTCCAGGCAATGCCAATTCTTCGTTTCGAACAATTCGCAGTTAAGAAGACTGAACTAGGTGTAGCACCTGGTCTTCGTGTGAACTTCCTTCGTTACAAGAACTTCGCAGTAGATCCAACTCCTCTAACAGAAGGTGTTCGTATGACTACGAATGCACTTACTGCAGAGCAAATTGCAATCACAGTAGCAGAACACGGTTATGCCGTTGCTGTTTCTGAATTGCTACTTAATGCATCATTCGATGATGTAATGGCTTCAGCATCTCGTCTTCTAGGACGCCAAATGGCGCAATACCTAGATGTACAAGCACGTAACACTCTGTCTGCAGCAACTTCTGCAGTGTTCGGTTATGACCGTTCATCAGTACAAGGTGTTAATGACTGGTACAACGAAGGTACAGTAGCAACACAAATGTCAGACCTTGATGGTAACTACAAGTTATCAACTGGTGCTGTAAAGGATGCTGCTCTTACCCTTGCTGGTAAGAACATCCCTCGTTTAGGCGAGACATATGTACAGTTCGTACACCCAAAGCAGTCCCGTGATATTCGTTCGAACCCAGAGTTCATCGAAGTTACAAAGTACGCTGCTCCAGGTAACTTCATGTTAGGTGAAATCGGTCGTCTATACGACGTAGTATTCATCGAAACAACACAGGTTAAGAAGTTGGCAGTTAACGCTGCTTACACAACTTCAACTTCTGTTGGTCTTCCAGCATCTCAGATTGAGGTTCCTGTTAAGGCTAACACTGCTCCAGGAAGTGGTGGAAACCCAGAGTCTGCGGATTACACAGCAGAAAAAGGTTATCTAACTACTGCTACTGGCAACGGTGCTGAAGTTTACGAATCAATCATGATTGGTGACAACGCATTTGGTCACGCAATCTCTCTTCCAGTTGAACTTCGTGATGGTGGCGTTCTTGACTTCGGTCGTGAGCACGCTCTTGCTTGGTATGCAATTTGGGGTCTTGGCGTAATTACCGATCAAGCAATTGTTAAGGTTTACACCAACTAATAAATCGCTTTACCTGATGTCTGGGAGCCTTACTCCTTTTTTGGCTCCCAGCCATCACTAACTAATTTAGGAGAATAAACACCGTGGCAAACACACAAACAAGTCCGCTTGATGCAACAGGCAAAGCAGCGGAGCAAGCAGCAAAGAAAAATGCAGAAGCATTAAAAAAGCGTAAAGAAGAAATTTCTATCGCTACTCAACTTGAGGCAGAGAGTCTAGAAAGAGATGTCTTTGATCCTAAAAAACCAGATGCTCCATTAGTACTGGATGAAATCGAGAATGTTGGAGTTTCAACTGCAGGTGACATGGTTGTCATTCGCACAATCACCGACATTGATGATATGAGTTATGGAGTTGGCAATACCTACACCTTTAAAGCAGGTGTTAAGTACAGGGTTCCAAAATCTCTTGCCGATTACCTAGAACAACTAGGTTACATTTGGCGGCCAAACTAAAGACTAGCCGTCGCTAGTAGTCCGACTCTCAACTGGTTCCCGCCCTCCTCCCAGTTGGGAGTTGGACCTTTTTATTTTTGCGCTGAATAAATTCTTAATACACGAGATGATTGGCATAGAATTTTAACGGAGGTTATGTGGCCACGATTTCAAGCCTAGCGGATCGACTAAGATCTGAAATTGGCGATATCCCAAAGTCTTTTGTTTATCAATTTACTGCTGATGGGACTACTAATCGATATTTAATTCCTTACTCCCCTTTAGATGGATTAAATCTAATAGTTAACTTAAACGGAGTAGATGTATCTGATGATGTAGAGGTTGAGGAAGCAACTGGTTATATTGTTTTTGACACAGTGCCTGCCGCTGATGCTGCAGTAGTTGTTGCTGGAAATTATTTTAGATATTTTACAACAAACGAAGTTCAAACTTATATAAGCACAGCGTTTTTAGAACACTCAGCCTTCCACACCGATGCCTACGGTCGCAGTGTTAGTCTGCAGAATATGCCTGCACTTGAAGAGTATCCCGTAGTTATTTACGCATCAACTCTAGCCCTTTATGCATTGGCTAATGATGCTGCTTTTGATATTAACGTCTTTGCTCCAGATGGTGTAACAATTCCAAGGTCTGAACGTTATCAACAATTAATGCAGATGATTGAATCTAGAAAACAACAGTACAAAGAGTTGTGTTCCCAACTTGGTATTGGTCTTTATAAGATTGATGTCTTTAGTTTCCGCAGAATTTCTAAGACCACTAATCACTACGTGCCAATCTTTCAACCACAAGAGATCGACGACCGCTCAGCCGCTACCCGTGTCCACTTGCCTACTCCTACCTATGGCAATGTGGAAACTCCAGTATCAATTGTTACTCAGGACCTCTTTGTCTATGAAGGAGATGCCTACGAGTTTACTATCGTGCTTGATTTTGAAGTCGACACCTATACCGCAAAAGCAGATATTCTAGGAGTAGGTATTCCTGGAGTCATAACAACTTTTACAATTACATTTCCAGTAGTAGGTACGGCAGACGGAGCAGGACTTCGTACTCTAAAATTAGCACTCACTGGAACACAGACACGTATGTTACCTCGAACCTCTTACTATGATGTTCAGTTAACTAAAGACGGAGTCACCCAAACATACGTTAGAGGAAAGATATTTAAGACAGAAGAGGTAACAGAATGAGTCAGTACGTAAGACCAGGAACTACTGTTCCAATTGTAGTAAATGACGTAATCTTAATAACTACACCCTCTGGTACTCAAGACTTTGGAACAAGTAGCGGTGCACTAGAGCCACAGGCGTTAGCGTATGAGCATACTCAAGGATCAGTTAGTGCTTCTTGGGTAATAACTCATAATTTAGGCTTTAAGCCTAACGTTACAGTTGTAGACTCTGCTGGTACAATTTATGAAGGTGAAATAACATACACTAATTTGAACTCACTTACGGTCTCGTTCTCTCAAGCCTTTTCAGGAAAAGCGTATTTATCTTAAGGAGATAATGTAGATGGCCCGTAAGTTTTTAACGCCAATTGATTTAAACAAATTAGAATTACAAAATGCAAGAATACAAAACTTAGCCACTGCTCCAGCAGACCCTACAGTTGGTCAAATTTATTATGACACAGTACTGGGATACTTACGCACTTGGAGCGGTTCTGCATGGCAAGCAGCAGGCACACAAGGAACTACTGGTGCTCAAGGAGCAACTGGTGCTGGTACTCAAGGAGTTCAAGGAACTGTTGGTGCTCAAGGAACAGTAGGTTCTCAAGGAGCAGTCGGTACTCAAGGCACCGAAGGTGCACAAGGAACTGTTGGTGCTCAAGGCACAGTAGGTGCTCAAGGAGCAGTTGGTACTCAAGGTACTGAGGGAACACAAGGAACCGTTGGTTCTCAAGGAGTTCAAGGAACATTAGGTTCTCAAGGTACACAAGGAACTGTTGGTTCTCAGGGCACTCAAGGAACATTAGGAGCGCAAGGAACAGTAGGTTCTCAAGGTACTGATGGTACTCAAGGTACGTTAGGTTCTCAAGGAACTGACGGTGCACAAGGTACTCAAGGAACTGTAGGTTCTCAAGGTGTACAAGGTACTCTTGGAGCACAAGGTGCTGAAGGTTCATTTGGTGGTATTACAGTTGGATACACATTCAGTGCTAGCACAACTATGTCAGACCCAGGCGATAATTTTGCTCGTTTTAATAATGCTACATTAGCCTCAGCAACCATTCTTGCATTGGATGATAATCCTTCTGATGGTAACTATGATGTATCTAATTTCTTAACCACTATTGATGATTCAACATCTACAATCAAGGGTCACGTAAAAGTATCTAAGAAAAATGATATTTCTACTTTTGCTCTTTATACAATTTCTGGTGTTACAGATGAATCACCAAATTGGTTTAGTATTAACGTTGCTTATGTTTCTGGTAACGGAACCTTTAGCAATAACGATGAACTTCTATTTACATTTGCTCGTACTGGTGATGCTGGTGCTACTGGTTCTCAAGGAACTCAAGGAACACTGGGTGCACAAGGCACGGTAGGTGCACAAGGTACTCAAGGAACTCTAGGATCCCAGGGAACTGTAGGTGCACAGGGAACACAGGGAACTGTTGGTTCTCAAGGAACACAGGGAACTGATGGAGCCCAAGGAGCAGTTGGTACTCAAGGTACACAAGGAACTCTAGGTGCACAAGGAGTTCAAGGAACTGTTGGTGCTCAAGGAGTTCAAGGAACTTTAGGTACTCAAGGTACTGATGGAGCCCAAGGCACAGTAGGTGCACAGGGAACTGTTGGTGCACAAGGTGCTGTAGGTACCCAAGGTACTCTTGGTTCTCAAGGTACTGATGGTACTCAGGGTACTCAAGGTACGTTAGGTTCTCAAGGAACTGTTGGTGCTCAAGGAACTGTTGGTGCTCAAGGCACAGTGGGTTCACAAGGAACATTAGGTTCTCAAGGAACTGAAGGTGCTCAAGGTACTCAAGGCACAGTAGGTGCACAGGGAACAATTGGTTCTCAAGGTACATCTGGTCTTGATGGAGATAAGTACTCCACAACCTCTACAACATCATTTACATTAGGAACTTCTGGTTCTCAAACAATTACGGTTACAGATCTAGCAGTTGATTACTCTGTTGGTCAAGACATCACTGTTGCCTACGATGTCTCTAACATTCAATACGGTACTGTAAGTTCTTACAACTCTGGAACTGGCGCCCTTGCATTTAATAAAACCAGCAAAGTTGGTACTGGAACATACGCTTCATGGACAGTAAATCTATCTGGTGCTGTCGGTGTTGCTGGTGCACAAGGAACTACTGGCGCCCAAGGAACTGTTGGTGCTCAAGGTACCTCTGGTCAACTTGGAACTCACGCAGAGACTATTACTCCAGTATCTCCATATTCAGCAACAACTTTCACAATTACACACAATCTTGGAACACGAGATGTGTTAGTAACTGTACAAGATGCTACTTATAACGAGGTAGTTACTGATGTAATTGCATCAACTACATCTGCTGTAACTATTGGATTTGGAGTGGCTCCACAATCAGGTGAGACATACAGGGTAGTAGTTAAGGCCTAAGTGTGAGTAAACGTCATCTAGTTCCGCTAAATGTATTTGCCTCTACAGCAACTCCTACCCCTAGGAATACTGGAGATGCATATTTTGATTACTCTAGTGGAAAATTAAAGATTTACAATGGTTCGGCTTGGTTAGAGTTTACTCCGACAGATGCCGCTCTTGCTGAGATCTTTATTGATGGCGGATTATTTGGTACTGCTTCATATGAATTAAATGCCGATGGAGGGTTAGTCGACTCAAATTTTACAGATGAGTATGACGGCGGAGGTGTTTGGAGCACAGCAACTTATCCAGATGGCCCACCTATCGACTTTTATGACGGAGGTATTTTTAGTACTGTTTACACCGCCAGTTTAGATGCTGGCGCTTACAATACTGTGTATACCGCAACGGGAATTGATTCGGGAAATGTTTAATAATAAAAAGTTTGTACTTAGAGACCTAGGAGCCAAATAGTGTCAACATTAAGAATTCAATTAAGAAGAGGTACTGCAGCGCAATGGACTGCTGCTAATCCAACACTGTTTGCAGGTGAAACAGGTTTTGAAACTGACACAGGTAAATTTAAAATTGGTGATGGCTCTACCATATGGAGTTCTCTAAGTTATCAAAATATAAGTGGTGCTCAAGGTACACAGGGTACCCAAGGAGTACAAGGAGTACAGGGAGTACAAGGAATACAAGGAGTACAAGGTGTACAAGGATTACAAGGAGTACAAGGAACATTAGGTGCTCAAGGTACTGTTGGTGCACAAGGAACATTAGGTTCTCAGGGAGCAGTGGGTGCTCAAGGTACTCAAGGAACTCAAGGAACTCAAGGTACTCAAGGTATTGATGGTACTCAAGGTACTCAAGGTACTCAAGGAGTTCAAGGAGTTCAAGGTACGCAAGGTACTCAGGGAACATTGGGTTCTCAAGGAACTCAAGGAATTCAAGGAACTTTAGGTGCACAAGGAACGCTTGGTACCCAAGGTGCTACAGGTGCGTTTGGTGGAGAAACTTTTGAGTACAACTACTTAACTAATACCGCTGATACTGATCCTGGTTCTGGAAATGCTAAATTTAATAATGCTTCTTTTTCATCTGCAACTCATCTCTACCTTGATCCTTTAGATGTAAATTCTGTAGATATTTCTTCGTATTTAAACACAATTGATGATTCAACTTCTGCAATTAAAGGAACTATTAAAGTAACTGATATTACTAATCCTTTAAATTATGCGTTCTTCCAAATTATTGGAGCAAACGACACTAACTCTGGTGATTACTATGATGTGCCAGTTGCTTATGTCTCTGGTCCATTAACTTTATCAAACAATGCTAATGTAACAATGACCTTTGCTACTGTCGGTGACAAGGGTGATCAAGGTATTCAAGGTACAGTAGGAGCCCAAGGTGTACAAGGAAGTGCTATTCAAGGCACACAAGGTACTGATGGAACTCAAGGAACGCTAGGAACACAGGGTGCAGTTGGTTCTCAAGGTACTCAGGGTGTTCAAGGCACTACAGGTGCAGGCACACAAGGAACTACTGGTGCTCAAGGAACTGTAGGTTCTCAAGGAACTCTAGGTAGCCAAGGTGTGGCAGGAACTTCTCCTTCAGGAAGTGCAACTGTTGCTGATGTATTAATGCTAGGTGGAATGTAACTAAAGTATTTCTGTACTACCGTTATGTATCTGGCTGTACTGCGCTGCTTCTTGTAAAAACTTTATAGGTTTATATATCTGCGGTTTTACCGTAAACGTATTAAACTTTATTTGGTTTTCTTCTTGTTTCATTCTAAAGTTAAAGATATACCAATCTACAGGGCAATTAATTCCTTTAGATTCAACATCATTTATTACTTTTTCTGCACCACGTCTGCTTACAGCATATCCTGCACATGACCACTGTTGATACGAACGACAGGTGTAGTCTTGGTACACATCGTGCTCTGAAGAATTGTAAGCAAACAAAGAATCATCAGGAACAAAAAATGAAAAAAAATCCCAGATAGGCATAAGTTCACTTATATAAATACTTGCAATATTTTTAAAATTTCTACTTACCGTTATGTCATCTTCAAAAATAATTAATGTGTCATATTTAGATTCTAAAAACTTTTTATATGCCAAGTAATTACTTGCCCAAACTCCTATGACTCCAGATGATGGTGGAAAGGTCTCTCCTGGCTTACAGAAATCGGTGACGGTGTTGACTTTAAATTTAGGTGTTTGATTAATAAACTCCTCAGCCTTTTTGGCAGTATCTAAGTACACAGTATCGGAGCCAAGGCGTGGCAAGAATGACATAGATTTTAAAATGCCCTTGTAAGATTTGTTTCTCAATTCATTTCCAGTATCAGTATGAAAGACTTCAAAGCAAGCGTTATCTAGCACTTTTCAATCCATACCTGATAACCAGATTCAATCATTGTGTACTCGCCTTTACAAAGATTAAGAACGCAATCCACGCCCCTCTTAGGCTCCCTGTACTCTCCTCCACCATAATTCCAGAGGTAGTCATCAAATGCCATCACTCCACCTGATTCCAGGTGCCTAAAGCCATTCAGGCCATCTATAGCGGTCTGTAGGGCGGTGTGGTCGCCATCTATGTATATAAAGTTATATGAACTAGCGCCCTTTAAGAAGAACTCATCACTGGTCATCTTGTGCTTTATGATTCTTCCATCCTTTGGGAATCTTGAATCATAGTAAGCCTCTACTGAAACAAAGTCCAAAGATTCATGGGCGACTTCTTCACTGCCCTCCCATGTATCTACATCATCTAGATATTCGATCTCTCGATTATTAAGTAGCCACTGCGTGGCGTCTCCTGTGTAGGTTCCAATCTGCAATGCACGAAGTGGAACACTTGGCACATGTCTGAAGTACTTCTCTACATCTTTAAACCAATTAGGAAACATTATAGGAACAACTTTAAGTTATTAAGACAACTGTTTACATACTCTTGAGACATCTCATGCCCATCTAGTAGATGGTTGAATAAAGCGTAACTTTCTGTTCTTCGTCCAATCCACCAACCAGCAACGGCCTTCTCAAATAATAAACAATAAGTTCCGTTGTACTCTACATATCCAGGTAGCGGTTGATTGTGGGCGTGAGTTGCAAAGAGCAAACCTAACTCTGCAAAGGTATAGCACTCTTGGTACTCCTTATTTCGTTCTTTAATTCTTGCTAGTAGGAAGTATGCCTCTGGTCTATTTGGTAGGTATGCAATGGCCTGCATAATGTTGTTGTAGACGGTTTTATTTCTCTCTCCTTGAGCACCAAAACATAGAGCCATCTTTAACAGAGAGGTGTATGTAATTAGTGGGTGCGTTTTGTAGCCGTACTCGGCCGCTCTTAAATAGAATCCTGCCGCTGATGCATACTGCAATTGATGCTCATACGCAGCAGCAAGATTAAAGTTGTTCTCTATATCCT